ATCTGCTTTTGATGGATTGATTGGTATCAGCATAAGTGCCGATAGCATCAGCGTTAGGCAATAGCCTGCCCCTACGCTTCGGCTACGGGCTGCCTTCGGGCCCCGCCTTAGTCGGAGTGTAATGCCTAAGTCAAGAGGACGAATAGGACATATCATCTCAATTTACCTATTCCGCTAGCTTTTAATGCTGTGATATTCGTCTCACCAGCAGCAATTAGATAAGTGGTGTACATAATCCTTTTTGAACTCCCATCTGGTCGTTCATAGAAAGTTTTGTATGGCAGTTTGACGATGGCCAATTCGCTATCCCATAATCTATCAACCCAATACGCATTTGAGTTTGGGAATATGCCAACACCGTTATTGTGATCCATAAACCTATTTGCCCAATCAGAAGCTTTTCTAAAAGGTGGATTGCACCAAACGCGGCCAAACCAGGGGTGAGCTAAACCATCATCTAGCATTGTGTAATACTTATCAGCGGGACAATGAGAACCTTTATTGTCAATTGGTGCAGCTACATCTAAATCAAACTTCAGAGCCAATTTATCAAATACCCATTTGGGGGTGTAATGCTCATTAGGTTGAGGCAAATTGTGATATTGATTCATCCATCTACTCCAATCGATTCCCAATTATCTATCTGATCATCTATTGTTCTATATATTGGATAAATATCCTCAATCATCCTTCTAACTCCCATATCTTCTTAAATTCTAACTGGCCTGACTGAAACGCGTTCTTCAGCGTTTCTTTGCCATCACTATGGAACTTAGTCATTAGGTAAGGCTCTGAGTGACTGCCTTCTAACCAATCAATTACTTCACCATTCGGATCAATAACTATATCGTCCAGATAATTGAACTTATCCAATATCGCATCAACTGATGATTCTCTTACCGATTCAACTATTTCGCTGGGGATATTAGCTTTTACCCAATCAACGAATCGCTTATCTGACTTGATAACCCATTTAAATTTAGGCTTACTAGTAGTTACATAAGCAATAACATCATCGCCATATTCAGCCTTAACCCTATCTGCACCAATAGCGTCCATTTCGGCCTGTAGGGCCGCTCTCAGCCTATCTTTAGCCTTCTTAGCCTCATCAGCTATTAGGCTGACTGCCGCCAGTTCTAGGCTCAGTTCCTTGATTCCCATTCTTGCGCTCCCTTTCTTCTTGCCTTCTTAATCTGGTCTCTAGTGATGCCAGATTGATACCGCAATCTTTAGCAATGAACTCTTTATCAAATCCCCATTCCATCAGCTGACGGATATATCTAATAGAATGGGGTTTGCTCATTTGTCCTTCCCTGCCCAGCCTTCGCCTCTAAAGTGGATTGGATTGGGTCTCCACACTCTCCACATAGGAACACTGCAATTATCGCAGATTACCTCACTTCTCAAGGTGATTGGCTGATATTCATCCTTTGTCGCTTCGCATTTATCGCAACGATATTCATAGAGTGGCATTATAAGGTCTTTCTTTCGTTTCATTACCAGTCCAATAGCGTTCTGATATTTCTTCCAACCCAGCAGCTAATCGGCATATTCGACATTTTGTTGCTTTCATTTTCCATCCACCGCATTGCTCGCACCGGACAATATCGTCCTCTTTACTAGCTACGCGATCAGATGGATAAATGATGCGCTGAAGGAAGCATCGCTGGCATTCAACCAACCATACTTCCTCAGGCGCTTCAGCAACATCCTCAGTATCAAACCGCTTTAATTCAATATGCGGAGTTACTAACTTGCAATTACTGCAAGGAAATGGGTGTGCATCTTTGATCATTTCTGAAAGACCCAATGCCCATCTGAACCAATACGCATCCATTTAGCAGGATGGCCAGATTTAGGTGTTGGACATACCCAGCCCCTATATTCCTTGCCTTCTTTAGTGCCTTGCTTAAGCACCATTGGCCCATCGCCACCTGAACAAAGCGGTATTTCATCAATAATCTCAGCACCTAATTGGTCTGCTATTGCAGTTACATCCCAGACAATTGGCTCAGGGTCATTAGGGCGTTGCTCTTTTATGAATTCCGCAAGAGCTGGCTTAGTCGTTTCAATTGCCTTCTTTGGGCTTGGTTTAGTCTTAGCGAAGTATCCAGCGAGGTTAAGTGCGCGTCCCAACGATCCAGTTTCCGCAAGTTCGAGTGCATATTGCTTTGATTTAGACTCGCTGGATAAACCTGTAGTCCAAGGGTGTGCGTCAGCTTCAGTGCGATATAACTCAGTTTTAATGATATAGACATCACAATTAGCCACAAGCGACTCCGCCAAGATATGAGTCTTGATTCTATAGTCCGGATAAGCATTTATAAACTCCTTTAATCGGTCTTGCACTGAAACATAGTCATCAAGGTAATTCGACATCTAACTTCTCTCTCCCTGCGAAATCACTTATCGCATCTTCTAGTTGTTCTTTTAATGAATAAAATGTGCCATCCGGCCAGTTTTGAACTTCATCGGCGCAAGGCTGGCAATAGAACCTTACCTGTGCTTTGCGAAGCGGTGTTTCGCTTTGGACTTTCCAAACTGCTGGAGTCATAGCTCTTAAATCCCAGCCATTCTTATTTTGTCCCCAGCGATACTTGCAGTAATCGCAGTATTGATTGCTATTATGATTGCGAGTCAAACTCAATGTCGTCCCAATCTTCTGGTGTAGAAAATCGTAATCGACCCAAGATAGCGGCATATCCAATGAGATCGAGATACGAATCCTCGCGCTCTGGACTTTCCACCATTCTTGAGAGTTTGGTCGCGATAGCAATAAGCGCCAAGTCAGCTGGGTCTCGGAGCTGAATACCGAGTGCTTTACTGATTTTGAAAATGCGTAGTAAATTGTGCCTCGGGTCACCATACTCGATTCCCCTGTCGAATAATGTGTTTCCAGCTTCTTCAAGCCATTCATTTAACGATTTCTGTGTATCGGACACTTGCTCTCCCTCTCTTGTAGCCTTCATTAAAGGCTTTGGCTTTTGCTGAAGTCCAAAGAGCCCATAAGTAAAGGCCGATAAATGGAACTAGAATTGATATGCCAACTACTTGGGTGTCAGATAGATTAGGAAACATCTGCACTCACCCCATATTTATCAAGCCAATATGCAGATATCTCAGCCTTAGATAAACGGCCTCGCAGCTGCTTCTTCCCCATCCGCTCTTTAGCGAATCGTCTTATTATTGATCCCTTAACCCAATTTGTCTCATCAGTCCAAGCCCCTGCTTGAGAATCAAATCGAATTAGAGCTACTTTATTTATCATTTTGCTCCCGTTCTGTAATCCACAAATGGATTTACGGGCTAAATGTATTTGCTTAAATCTATTTAGACAAGTAATAGCTCGGCGTGGCGAATATCTAAGAAGCCAGCCAGTCTTTCATTGGTCGCTTTATTGGCGAAGTCGGTTGTTATAGGAAGGCGCTTTAGAGCCCACTCAGGCTCGCTTACAGCCCCTAAATCCCACTGATAGACCCCTCTAGGTGTCGAATTGATATACAGGGTCTTAGCGCCCGTTCTAGCCCTTATATCGGCTAGATAGTCCCACTTCTTCTTCTCTATTATTAGCGTTTCATAGTGGGTTCTTCGGCATTTGAGCTCAATATAAGAATCACTGGTAATGCCATCTGCTCGGTCGGTCGCTGAAAGGGGCGTCAAGTCTGGATAAAGCGACTTGAGAGCCTCAAAGAGCTCAACCTCGCGAAAGTAAATTAGTTATCTTCCTCGCCATCTTCCCAGCCAATTTTCCTCATTGGGTCATCGAGTGGCACTATCCAATCGGGATAAGAGCTACGATCCATAGCAAAGGCTAAGGCAGTTCCCTCATCCATCCCAGCTCTGCGACAAGCTTTATAAACTTCATTGGCAGCAATAGCCCAGAAATCAAGCTTTGTTAATGGGGTTTCTTTAGTAGTCCTGCGTCTCTTAGGACGCTTGACTGGCTTCTTACTTACGCGCTTTCGCGTTGCCATTTCTGACCCCTTTCGCTAGGGCCAATTCTAGCTGAGACTCCATCTTATCAAGTCGCGACACAATGGGAATATTCTCCAATTTAATTATGTATCTAAGCCCTGCAATGAGCAGGGCAATAGATCCAAGAACTGAAGCTACTAAGGTTGCAAGTTCAACCGGCGGCATTAACGGACTTTGCCATAACGCTCATAATTGGGATTGAGCCAGTTGATTATGCTAGGCAAGACTGATACTAGAGCGGCATTGGCAATTGCAGCAGGGTCGAATCCCACCGCTAGGTATGTCGCTAGTGCTGCTGCTAGGAAAGCTTTGGCCCAGCTTTCGGCGGCTTTTTTTAGGTCTCTCATTAGTGTCTCCTTCAAGGTCAAAGTAACTGCCATTATTGTCTCCCAATGTTGTGAATGAAATATGGAAATGCGAGCGGTGAGGGTTAGGGCCTTTGTACTTACGCCGCTTCCAATTCATTATCGGACTCATTATCTTGCCATCGAAGATAATGTATTTGATTCTTTTATCGCCGTTCTTTGCTAACTTACGAATCTTCTCGACCAGCGCATAAGCTTCTTCCTTATGTGCCGATAGTTCAGAATCAATATCTAGAGCTCTAACGATTCCATCTCTTGGTATATGGTCAGAAGTGCTCTTAGCGAGGTGACGAGCATCAGCAATCCAGCCATCAGACTTCCTATCGCGATCAGGATAATCGTCATCTATCTGCTCTCTTAACTGAACCCCAGCTCTACAGAGTCTTGGAGTCATCTTCTTCAATTACTGGCTCAGGAACTGGGGCAAATAATTCGCCATCGTAAATCCAACCAATGCCACAGCTAATGTCATCAACATTTATGGCATCAGGATAATGAGCATTGATGAAATCTTGGTCGGCAACGATAATGTTGCTTACTGTTAAATCACTTAAAATTGCAAATCTCATTGTCATCTCCTAGAAAAAGACCAAAACATAACCATCAGAACCATTACCGCCAGCACCTGAAGTAACATTTGTCGCTGCGTTTGTAACAGCAAATCCACCACCGCCACCACCGCCACCATTGCCAGTTGCATTACCGCCTGCTGTTGGTGTTGGTGCGCCTGTATTAGTGTGTGAGCTATCGCCACCAGTTCCACCCTGTCCAAAGAAACCACTTCCACCAGGATTGCCTGTTGCTGTGTAAGCGGCTGTGGAATGTCTCCCAGTTCCTCCAACGCCGCCAGCGCCTGAAATGTAAATTGCTTCTGAACTGAAAGTAAAAGCACTAACACTGCCATTGACTGCGACAGCAGATTGACCGCTTGAGCCTTGAGTCGCTGATCCTGATATTTGCAATCGGTTTATTCCAAACTCTCCACCATATCGCAAATCTGTAATAGCTGTTGCTGCTGCAGTTGCGCCAGATGCAGCTCCAGTAGTTCCTGCAGCTTGAGTATATGTCCCGCCGCCGCTACCGCCATTACCACCAATTACTGTTGCGCTTGTGTTCTCGCCACCTCTGCCTGCACCGCCACCAATACCACCAAAACCGCGAAGATTTCCAAATGAAGTCACACCGCCGTTATTGCCAACATTGCCAAGACCATAACCATCAACAGTCTGTGCTTTCCCAGCGCCACCAGTTCCACCTGCACCGATTGTTACAGTCGCATCGGCATTTAAGATTGCATAACCTTGTATAACATATCCACTACCTCCACCAGCGCCACCTGCATAAGCATTATTAGTAAGTGTTGCATCTGCATTTCGAACTGCTGCGCCGCTGCCACCGCCTGCCCCTGCGCCACAGACAATCACATAAACTGTGCGAGCTTCGCTATATCCTGCTGGATGCGCAAATGTTCCACTTGAAGTAAATAATTGTGAGCTTTGAAATAGTCCAGATTGCGCTGGGAATAAACCAATAGTCATTAGCTTAATTCCGTTCCAAATGCGTTGAAGCTGAAATCTGCTGTTGAAGCATAAACTCTTAATTCATCAGTAGTAGCAAGGGTTATTCCAAAAGTAAATGAAATTGTGCTCTTAGCACTAAGTGCTGCATCAAAAACTAGATAGTTAGCATCAGCGGTCGCTGCACCTGCTGGACTTACATAGATGCGAAATGTGCCAGATGCCGTTCCTCTGTTAGCTACTGTAACTGTTGATACAACTGCCGCTGTTGCTGCTGGCACTGTGTAGAGATCAACCTCAGTAGTTGCAGCTGGCGCGCTCTGCCCAAGAATTTTATATGTTGTTGCCATTTATGCTCCCATCAAAAGGAAAGGGTGGATTAAAGCTTCTACTTGCAATTGGACTGCATACACAGTTGAGTCGATAGCATCGCCAAGGGCTCTAATATCTGTTGCGCCATCTTTGACGAAATCAGAATTATCTGGCTCGGGCCAGCTGTAATTCGGGCTTAGTGCCAATTTAGTCCCCTATTCAAAGTCGCTCCATTCTATCGTAGGATCCACATCGTTCCAGATAAGAGTAGGTGAGACATCCTGCCAGCGAGTTGGAGTAATGCTAAGGGTGTTTTTGGTGACATTTAGATTAAGCGTTGCTGTGTTCTGGCTAATGCTCAGAGTCCATCCCTCAACGAACCCTCTAAATATGCCGTTAAATATCCCATTGGGGAAAGCGCTGACTTGGATAGGCTTGCCCATATAGACGGCTATTAGCCCATTTAGGACTGTGCTAGTGATTGCTGGTGCATTGAGCTGCACTGTAAAGCTCTGTAGGACTGTCTCAGGAGTTGAGCGTAGGGTTATGTATCTATCGGCTTGAAACTGAGCCTGAGTGCCATCCTCGAGCTCAGTCAGAATATCTGTTGCCCTAAGACCAAAAATGGCAATAGATGAGGCGCTAGTCGCTGTGACTGTGGCGCTGGCCTTGTATTCCAGCAGCACATCGTTGATTAGGTTATTGGTGTTGATTTCGGAATTGATGCTATTGCCAAGAATGACATTTGTCGGGATATCAAAATAGCCGTTAGTTGCAGCTTCTACTGTTCTTCTAGCTTCATTGGCATAACCGACTTCTCCAGCGGTTGTCTCATAGATATAGCCAAAGGCCATTCCAGCGTAGTAGGCGGCAGCTGTATAGCAATCAGTTGGACTTGCTGGAGATGCAGTTAATTCATAAACCCCAGGAGTATCAACTACATCAACTGCAACGCCAGAGTCAGTCAGGATTCTATCTAGTCGGTCATCGTCATATTCTTTAGGCCAGCTAGTTGTATGAGTAATGACTCGGGCCATATCTGCTAATGGGCCTACCGCTGTGATTGTTGAGATAATTACCTTGGCTGTTGATCCACTTGATTGCACTGTATTGCTTATGGATGAGACCTTGCCAGTAAATACTGTGACAGGTGTGCCAGTAAAGTTATCGACTGTGATTGTTACAGGCTCATTCAGGGCAATTGCTAAAGGTGTATTGGTGTCATTCTTGATGCGAATACTTGCATAGCCATATCGAGGCTGCTCCCAGATACTCGAGCGTCCGTTGCTTACTGTTACGCCATTAAGGGAATCGCTAGTGAAGTCAGTGCCGTTTATGGTAACTGTTGGGTCAATAGTCCAAGACATTTTAGGCAGTTCTAGTTGCGAATCGGCTTAAACCTAAATTATTAAATGAACCAGAGACAGCGGCCTCATTATTAAGAAGGTCGGCTATTTGTCTAGCAGTTGAGGCAGGGTCTATTGCGCCATTAACTGTTATATTGACAGTCTGGCCGCCTAATTTATTATTAGGTATAATTGTGCCATTCGTATTAGGGACAAATAGCTCAGGGCCTTTTTCTCCAACTAAATACTTTCTAGCAGCACTTACTGGGCCACCCATTTCTCTAGCTTCAACATCTTGTTTTTCTGCCAATTTTTTATAAGTTGCAATACTTGCAATAATTGCTGCACCAAAAGCAACACCAGCCAAGGGATTAGCGGCAAAATAAGCAGCAATACCAGCTAAAATTGACGCAACGCGCAATGCGTTCATAACCACAATAATAGATTTTATTGCTTTGACCATAGCTACGGCGAAAGTAGCAATTTTACCTACCACAAAAACTGTGCCTAGCACTATGCCCAGTAGTTTAATTTCATCTTTGAAATCGATAACTGTTTTTATTAGTCCTCTAACCTTTTTACCAAAATCGAGAGCACCTTGTTGTGTTTTATTTAAAGACTCGGTTGCTCCGTCTTGTCCTGTTAATCCCGCCACAAAGGCTTCAATAGTAGGAACTATTTCTTCTAATATAAAAGTTGTCAATTCTTGCATAGCTGGTAATAAGGCTGTGCCGATAGATTCTTTAATTTCATCTTGAGCAATTTTTATAGATGCAAATTTACCCTCAGTAGTGCTAGCAGCGTTTTCTGCAAAATCGCCATAGGTTGCGGACAGTTCCGCCATTGTTGTTTTGACATCTTGATTTTTTAATTTTGTAGTATCAAGACCGATTCCTAATCTGCCTAAAGCTGTAGTATTGCCATCATAGGCTTTCCCTAAGGCAGTTGCTACAGTATCGACATCCTTGCCTGTTGCAGCAGCTATATCAAGAGCTAGGTTTAATAAATTTTGAGCTTCCTCAACATCCTCTGTAGATCTAACTAGCCTACCTAGAGCTGGTCTAAGTTTGTCATCGGCTGTAGCAGTTGCTTTTGAGGTTTGGCTTATAAATTTTTCTGTTGCAGCTACTTGGCTATCTGTTGCCCCAGCTAGCAATTTCAAGTTTTCTGCTAAAAGTTTTGCACCTTTTTCATCTTCAGCCGCAGCTTTTATGGCATCAGCTGCAAAAGCTGTGACCGCTGCTCCCGCAGCTGCAAAGGCTATTGCAGCCTTTTTTCCAAATTCTTTTGCGCGGTCTCCAATTGAATCAATATCTTTAGAGCCATTGGCTAACTTTTTTTGGAAGTCCGCTGTATCGGCTAGAAGTTTGAGCGTTAATGCTCTGGAATCAGATGCCACTTATGCCCCACTTATCTAATATTTTATTGAAAGCAGCAGTCCATTGAGATACGATATTTTTTTGTTCTTGGCGCAAAGTTGGATAAATAAACCATCCGCGAGAGCCGCGCCCTTGTCTGCCAGAATAAGCAGGGAATTGCTTAAATTTGTTAGTGCCAAATTCATAACCAGCCCAAAGTTGTTGCGTAGTTGCTCCACCGCTAAATCTTTGACTAGCAAATCCGTAGCGGATTTCGCCTGTAGTGCTGGTCTTACTTACTCTAGATCCGCTAACGATTCTGTTAATTGCTTTTTGACCTTTACGGCGAGTTGCAGCAGTGGAAGCGATTTGTCTTTGTAAATAAGTAGCAAGGTTGTTGGAGCTTTGGCGAGCCTCGGCTTTGGCTTCTTCACCTAGCAAAGTAAAGGCTTTATAAACTTGACGCAACTCTGTTCGGTCAAATGCCGTAATTTCTTCAGCCATTTGACCTCTCCTTCAATATATCCAGCGCTGTTAAAATATCATCTGCCTCAACCCAGTTCTCCATCGGAATTCGAGTAGCTATTGCCAACTCGATAAGGAGGCGATTTACGCTTCCGACTCGGTGGCTTTTGGGTCGATAGCCTTTGTAGTTAAATCGGCAACTGTATCCATCCAAACTTCAAAAGATTTCACTGGTTTGCCACCAGCTTCTCTTTTCATTGCGCTGTAAGCAAGAAACATAATGTCCCAAACTCCTTGCAACTCTTGGATAGATTTTCCAGTGGCCTTTTCCCACTTGGCATATTCGGGCGGTTGAGCAATGTAAGTTGCTTCTTCGCCTGAATTATATGTAATTATGATTTCTGATTTCATAGCTCCCGATGCTCCGATCTCTTAGCTAAAGGTCTCTGTTGGTGTTCCGACAACTGTCATCGACCAAGTATCAGTAAGCGCTCCTGGTGCTGCGCCTCCTGCTGTTGGGAAGATTGGCAATACATCGAAAGCAAATACTGCGCCAGTTATGGCTGTGAATGAAACTGCAAGTGTGGTGTTAGGTGCTGTTTCGGCATCTGCCCACATTGCTTCAAAAAGAGAGCCTGAAGCTCCCCAATCCTGGAGCAATTCGATTTCGAAAGTCCATTGCTTGTCTGTGGATTTGTAAGCGCGACCATCAAGAGTTTGATAGGTTTCGATAATTGTTTCGCAACTTAATACTGCGCTAGTTGCTTGGGCGTCGTAGCTAGCGCTATCGAGTGTAAAGGTTACATCGCGCCCAGTTATTACTGTAGTTGGCATTTGGGTCTCCTATGCGGTTTGCTCGTAGCGGACGCTCAAGCGTATGTCTGAAACTAACAGGGTTGTAGTTCCTACTTCGGTTACTGTCGGTCTTTCGACTACAGATAACTCATACTTGGAAGCGTTTAGCGCTCCAAGAATACTAATGACTAATTGCTCTAAATTATCGAGAGCGGCGGCATTGCTGAAATACGCAACGCAGGCCGTTATGGTGTAATTCAATTTGAGGCGGATATTCGTTTTGCCTAATACCTCAAGTTCCATATATGGAGAATCTGGAACGCATACTATTGCTGGGACTATGACGGATTCTGGAACGGAGTCATAAATATTGGCAGCTACTCCTGCTAAGGCAATTTTAATAGCTCCTCTAACATCTGTAGCAATCGTGCTAGCTGGCATTAGCCCACCATAGTTTCAACATCAAGATAAGGGCCAAGTAAGCCAGTTACTTTGGCAAGTAGATTCTTAGATAGGCGGTAAGGGGTAACTGCAAAATCTACGCCTTCGATTGATCCGCCTGCGGCGGTTCTGGATTGGAAGATTTCAACGGAGATAGCCAGAATAGCAGCTTCAGCATTGGGGTTTCCGACATAGGTCGATAATCCAGATAGCGCAGCGTTTCCTGCTGGGATGATATTTTTTTCCAATATGTCTGCATTGGTG